TGTAGAGTGTATGACGACTGAGCTACCAGAAGAGGAGTATCATTCTCTCAAAGAAACCTACAAGTTTCTATGTCATTTGATAGATCCTAAAAAGATTCCTAATATCCCTAAGGATCTTAGGAGAAAAGCGTCTTATTGTCTTAAGAATTATCCTGTGAGGAGGACACTTAAGGAGCTAGAGGACGGAGTTGATTTCTTTAACCCTAGATGACAGAAGAACACCACCTGAAGCCACTCGCTCAACAAGTAGCGGGTGGCTTTCTTGCATGCTGCACTATGATTATTCCTATAGTCATTTTGATTCTTTGACTTAATAGTTTTGTAAAGTTGTGTTATGATAAATAAAGATACTTTATAATATCTTTACATTCATGACAGTCTCAACAAACGATCAAGGTCAACAAAACATGTGGGCAAAAGAGCCACGCATGTACATTGATCAAACAGCAGCTGAACGTTATGGACTTGAAACCCACAACGAGCGTGCTGAGAAACTCAACGGAAGACTTGCCATGATTGGTATGGTATTTGGTCTTCTCTCTTATGCCTTCACTGGCAACCTTTACTTCGGGCTTGCCTGAAGTCATTCACTTTATTCACTTTATTAACTTAGAATCATGAACGAAAAAGCAGAACGCACTAATGGTTGGGCAGCTATGCTGGGCATCGTCGCAGCAATGGGCGCCTACGCAACCACAGGACAACTCATCCCTGGTATCTGGTGATGGGATTCATCATCGCAGCTGTGATGATTTTGATTCCAATCGTTGCTATAGTTAAAAACACATGACTTATGATTGGACTCTTCTCCAAACCCTAGTCTTCATTATCACTCCCTACTTCCTAATGCTAGCTCTGGCAAGTAGGGATGAGGATGATGATGACAGTGGTGGTGGAACTTTACAACCAGCATACATGCCAAATACCTAAGGTAGATTGGCATATACAACTTAATATATTATAACTAGGAGTAGGTATTGCTCCTATTTTTATGCAAACACTTAAGAAGTTCTATGTGTATTCCAAAGATGGATGCGGGTTCTGTGATAGACTAACAAGTTTCATGGATCAGAACAATGTTCAGTATGAAAAGTTTACTTTGGGAACAGACTACACACCAGATGAATTTCTATCTAAATTCGGAAGCAACGCAACGTTTCCGCAGGTTCATTATGAATCCCAAAAGATTGGAGGAATGAAAGACACAGTGAGGTTCTTAGTGGAGAACAAGTTAGTATGATGCACAACAGAGGTTTTGAGATTATGATTCCTCAACCCAAAGAGGAAGTCTCTCTCATACACCATCATGAAATTAAGTTCTCCCTCTTTGGGAGAACGTTTTCGTTTAGAATAAAAGTAACAAAGGAGTGACTTATGTTAATTGTAATTTCCTTTCTCTGCTTGACTGTTGGACTAACACTCGGATGGTTAGGTGCTGAAAGATACATCGCTTACATGACACTACAAAAGCATGACTTTGAAAATCTCTTTGAGAAGAACCCCCACCCAGAAATCTTTGATGAGGACGGGAACATCAATAGAGAAGAGTACATGACTATTGAATTTGAACCTGGCTATGTCCCAGAGGATTTCGATCCAGAGGACATTAAAGAACAATAATCCTTCGAGCCCTTGACAAGAGGGCTCTTTCTATGTCATAATGAAGTCAGTGAAGAGGGTGCCACCCATGGCTATTCTAGTTGATGCTAATCAGATTGCGATCTCGCATCTGATGGTTAGACATAAGATTGAAAATGGAATCAACATTGAATCAATCCGTAAGTCCATTGTCCGCGTTATTGCACGGTTAAACAAGAAGTTTAAGGGAGACTACGGCAAATTGATTCTTTGCTATGATGATAAGAACTATTGGAGACGTGAAATCTTCCCCTTCTATAAGAAGAATCGTAAGCAGGAGAGGGAGTCTTCCAAGTATGATTGGGATGAAGTGTTTTACGTACTAAATAGAATACGAGATGAGATAAGGAGCAACTTCCCCTATCAAGTTATTCAGGTTCAGGGCGCAGAAGCGGATGATGTCATTGCTTCTATTGTCAGACACAATAGTCGACGTCCTACACCAGAACCAATGTTAATCCTGTCTGCGGATAAAGACTTCATTCAGCTTCATCGTTACCCTACTGTGAAGCAGTACGATCCCATTAGAAACAGGTGGATTGAACACGATAATCCAGTCCAATACCTACAGGAGCACATCATTCGTGGTGATCGCTCTGATGGTATTCCTAACATCCTCACTTGTGATGATGCTATTGTGACTGGTAAACCTCAGAAGAAGATGAGTAAAGAGAAGATCTCTTCTCTGGCGAGCATGGACCCATCAGAATTCACAAATTACATTCGTCTTCGTAATTGGAAGAGGAACTCTGAGTTGATTGACTTCAACAAGATTCCTCAGCCAATCATTGATAGGATTCTCACCTACTACCACAAGAATAAACCTCGCAAAGATATTCGTATTGAATACTTCCGTGAGAATGACATCACTGAAATCTTTGAAGAATTTGCCTAATCATTATGCCCAGACCTTCACTTCCTAAACTTCCTCCATCTAAGACACTTCTATCTGAAGTCTTTCAAAGAGTCTCCAACGCTAAGAACAAAGCAAAGAAGATAGAGATTCTACAGGAATATAAGACACAGGCTCTCACCTCTGTCCTCCTTTGTAACTTTGCTGATACCATTCAGTTCATGTTCCCAGAAGGAGAGACGCCCTATCGTCCTCTGGATCGTCCCAAAGGAATTGAGCATGCCATGTTGGTGGCTGAGCACAGACAACTGGAGAAGTTCATTAAGAAGACTGTCAACGGAGTCACCTATTATGGTTGCTCTGGTGGTGTCCAACCCAGTCTCCCTCAACTGAGAAAGGAACAACTGTGGGTTCAACTTCTGGAATCCCTTCATGCAGAAGAGGCAGAGATGCTGGACCTCGTTAAGGACAAGAAACTCACCACAAGATACAAGATAACTAAGCAAAATGTTATTGATGCTTTCCCAGAGTTAGGACTATGAAAAAAGAACGCCTCAAGGAAATTCACAGCCAACTGCTTTCCATTGTGAGAGAACTGGAGTCTGAGATTTACTCAGACCCTGAGGCATATACACTTAACATTGATTATGGAGAAGTGCTAAAGTATTATGAAACAAATGACGACGATTCAGACGAGGGACTCTAACTTGGGAGAAAGAAAAAAGACAAAGAAGCTTGTAAAAAAGATTCTAAATGATGAGAAGAAATGCTCACTCTATACTGAGGGTGAACTTCAGTATATGAGGATGCAATTGCTTGCCATGAAGTTGGAAAAGGCTAGACGCAAACTAGAGCACAAGAAGAACAAAGGCTTTGGTTGATTATGTTTATTGTGAACACCCCTCCCAGAAAAGTCTGGGTTCGCAAGGAGTATTTGTATGATCTCAGGAAAGGACATGGAGAATACACTCTTGGATATTGGGTATCTCTTAAGTCTATTTGGGGTAGAAGTTTCTACTTTGAGACTTATATGCCTGAGTATGGTGCTTGTTTTGATAAGCTTCCTATTTCTGCTTTCCTAGACTGGGATAGTGGGAGTCCAGAGGCACCCATCTTTGATTCTGAGACAGATGATGATCTCCCCCTGTCTGACCTTCAGTACTGGGATTCCTTTGACTATGACACAGAGATCATCAACAAGCAGTTCCTTCACTCCATGTCTGTGACCGTCAAGCACAGGTCAGGTAAGGTCACAGAGGGTGGTAAGTATGTCTTTACCATCGACAGCTGTCACCGTGACCTGGACAGACCAGACTTGTCCTACTCAGAGACACCAGAGGAACACAAGAGCCACAACTGTATCGTCCTACCCAATGGACAGATCGGTTTGTACCCTAACAACAGATGCCAATGGTTCGATGAGAGTCTGACACCCACTGATGTGAAGTTCCCAGACTTCCTGGTGTCCACTCGTCGATTCAGTACTGAGAATGGTGGAAGTGGGAGGAGACTAGGAGACTCAGAGGAATACTTCTGGGACTACATTAACAGAGACTTAGACATTATGAACGACCTCAAGGATTACAAAGGAGAGACAGACAGATGAGCAGAGTGAAACTTATCTCTCACACCACAGGTGCTGGTGAATTAGCAGGCAAGAGTCCACAGGAAGTTATCTCTTATGTGGCCAGGGTATCCAATCCACACAATCAGGGGAGCTTTCACACAGCAGCAGGACTCCTGAAGTACTGCATCAAACATGAACACTGGAGCATCTTTGAGACTGCTTCTATGACACTGGAGATTAATACAAATCGTGG